TTGTATCTAGGGTCATTTAATATACCAAATGCCATCTTGATTTGTTTGTCAGTATATTCTACTAGAGTTTCTTCTGTAGCAATTTTTTTACCTTCTGGTTCTGGTAATTTTTGATCGCTTTTGGACAAAGTCTTTAAATGTAGGTCTAATTCTTTAACCTTTTTCTTTTCTTCTAATTTGCCTGCCCAATTAATATCGTCTTCTTCTTTAAATGGATTCACACTTGTTGTTTTCCATTTCATTTTTCTAACCATAAGTTTTGACATAGCACCACTTGAAACAAAAGGTATGTTATGTTTTTTTAAAATTTCTAAATTTTTATCATTAAATTTATCTAATATATTCATTAACTGTTTTGCTCTAGCAGCTGTAATCTTTCTACCTCTAAATGGTTCGTATTCTTTTTTAAGAACCTTTAACATCATTGGTGTTATTGAATCAGCCACTTCATATAATATATCTTCTAATACTTCTTCTCCTAATATATCTCTAACAGTTTTAACTGAAAGTTTTAATCTCTTAGCAATCTTCTCAATACTATCACCTTCTTGATTTGCTGTGAATATATCTTTAATTCTACCTTCTTCTATATCTGCTTGTTCATCAATAGCCTCCATAAATTTAATAACTTCTTCGTCTGATTCTTCTTTGAATACTATGTCTTTAAGTATGTTAACTTTAGCAGCTGCAATGGCAACTTTAGTAGGCATATCCATTTTTTTAAGAATAGACTTAACTCCAGGAGTTACATCTTTCATAGTCTTCATAGCCCATGTGTTTTTTAAATTCGCTATCTGCTTATCAGATAAGACACCCATTAGAGTACTCTCTAATATGTTTGGTACCTCTCCGTAGGCCACAGCCATTGTTTTTCTATATGTACTAAAATCTTTCATTTCTCTTTTTAATTGTGTTTATAAATCTTGTATCATCTTCGCTATCGTTTGATCCAACTTGATTTTCCACTCCTCCTTAAATCTCTGTTTATATTTATCTATTGTATCACTTGAACAAGCCCATTTATTTACATCTTTCTCTGATATTTTGGTATTTTCCAAGCCAGGTTGTGTAGGATAGCCTCTTTTCTTAGCGTCCACAGGCGTTGCCTCTGGTGTTTCACCAGGAGTTACATCTTTTGTATGGTTGGCATAGTCAGCACCTATCTCAAAAGATTCTTTTTCTAATTTCTTAACAATATCTTTCTTATATTCTTCAAATTTTTGTTTATATTTCTTTTCAGATACAGCCTCAAAACCATAGTCTACATTTAAATTATGTTCTCTAACTGCAACCTCTTTATCACTGGCGATTGGTATACAATCCCATATCCAGGCTTTGTGTAAATTGTTTTTATTATCTTCTAGTACAATATAGTTTGTACCTTTTCTCTTAACTGTTCCTTGTATATCTTGTTTGGTATAGTCTACCTTTTCTCCGATATTGAATATCATGTCTCTTAAATATAGGTCTCTTATCTGTTGTTGACCAAATTCTTCCATGCTTAACATTGGTTTTTTGCCACCACCTAAATGAATATTAACTGAACTTTCTGGAATAGCACCTAGTCTCATACCTTTTCTAACATCTTTCATTAAATGGCTTGCGTCCACACCATTAGGTAACCCTCTTTTAAATCCTTCTAAATCTCCCTTAACAGCCGCCGCTCTCATTTTACTTGCACTCATACCTGAAGCTCCGTCTGCGTCTGGATCCCTTTCACCAGCTGACAACACATTAATGTTATCAAAGTTATAATAACCATGTCTTGATCTCACATCGTTATACTTGTTTAGTATAGTTTCAAATTCTCTTACTCTATCACTACCTACTACCATAAAAATTTCTGTATAACCTTTGTTATGTAGATTAGTAGCAATATCTAATATCATATTTGTTTTATTAATTTCTATATTTCTTGCATGAGCAGGAAACATCTTTTTCATATATGATAATTTCTGACTAGCAGATAATGGATTCTTTTTACTGTCTTCACTTCTACTTAAATAAATTTTATGGTCGTTTGCTCTTACTGATTTAACTTTTCTAATAAGTTTTTCATGGCCAATAGTTGGTGGATTAAATCTACCAAAAGTAAATGCCATTGATTTTCTTCTTCTAACTGCCTCATGTACGGACTCTGGTAAGCCAGCGTCTCTAACTGCTTTACCAAATTCATTATAATCTATACCAGCATGTTGAGCCGCCTTGTTCTTGGCGTCTTTCATACCTTGTCTTAAATATTTAAGATATAAATCTACACCTGCTTTCATTCTTGGTGCTTTGATTGTTCTTCTCATTAAATCATTCCAAGCACTAGCAACAGATTCTAAATTCATTTCATCTATTTGTTCTTTTGTTAAAGATTTTATTTCATCATCGGTAACTTTACCATCTTCTAAAACTTCTTTACACTTCTTATAAAATTTTAAGTAATGGTATTTTTCCAACATCTTATAGATAACTGCTTTAGGTAATCTATTTTTAATACCATATTTTCTTATTTGATCTGGTGTCATGTCACTATTAAATGCTGATCTTCTTTCTGCGTCAACACCATCACCTACTTTTACAATCTGTTCAATACTATCTTCTATTTCTTCTAATTTCTCATTAATTTTTTCTTGTAGATTTAAAATATCATCTGGTTTTAATTCAATTAATTCATGGTAATCTATTATATCTCTCTTTAATTCACCTTTAACTACATCTATTTCTTGTACTTTTCTTTCAAATTCTTTTACATATAAGTTTGTATCAAAAGAAAAATCTTCTGGTCTTTTAACAAACTCATCGTTTTCTATATCAAACACTGCGTCTGCTTTTTTATTTTGATCGTCATATGTTGTTTGATCTGTAATAAAATAATAATTGATTGGGTGTTTTGTGCCTGGTATTAATTTACCTTGTATGTTATCAGGATTACTTGCTGACAAATACTTTTTAGATAGTGTTAATCTTTGTTCTTCTTGGTCTTTTTTTGGTACATCAAACAATATATTGATGTCTAGATCAGCGTCATTTCTATATCGCTTAGTTAGAATTGATCCTATTAATGCTATCTTAATCACAGGATATTCCTCAAATTTTTTAATCTGATCTTGTATTTGTTTCTTGACACTAGGTTTCATTTTAGGGTCTTTAGTATCGGCCTTATCAAATACACCTGGCGCATATGTTCTACGAGGTATATCTATGATACTTTCTTGTATTGTAAATTCTTTAAAATTCTTCATACTCTTTTCTTTGCTTGTAATTCTTTTGCTATCCACTGTTTGGCTAGATAGTTATTTGGTGTTTTATTAATATATCTTCTAATATATTTTGAAGCTGTTGCAATTGTATTGGTTACTAATTCTTTTTCAGACCTATTATTATCCACAATTAACAAGTTTTGTGGTCTGAATATACTTTGAAAAGAACCAATGTTAGATTGTACTTTTATCCAACTATTCTTTACAATGTATTCAGGTATTGATCTAGGTCTATTCTTGTTTCTTTCTACTGCAACCTCTAAACTTGTGTTTACAAAAATCATATAACAATCATAACCAAGTGCTGTTAACATTGAATGTTGTCTAGAGATTATAGATTTATCACGACCAGTTGCGTCAATAACAAGACCTAATCTTCCTTTTACATAGGTATCTAATTGAGTATTCGCTGTAAGTTTTGCTCTGTCTCGTACTATATTTCTAAAGTATTCTTCCTGATCTGGCATTTTCAAAGATAGATTTGCCTTCAACAATCCTCTTTCAAAGATAGTATCCGAGTTTACTATTTTTAATCCTATGCCAGCAAAAGCGGCTTGTGTAACAAATGATTTACCTGAACCAGGTCCACCTGCTAAGAAGAAAGCTTTAAAAATGCCTCTGTCATAAACACCTTCATTTAAAAAGCTTTGTACTTCTTTTAAGTTTTTCATTACTCTCCCGCTTTTGTATACTTCTTATATTTTTTTGTTGTTTTTTTATCCACCACTCCAGCTTGACTTTGCTCTACCATTATTTCGTTCATGTCTTTAGCATAGTCTCTTATAGCATTAACAACTGCGAAAAGACCGTCTCGTCTTTTTGGAGTTAATACATCTATGAAACCTATTCCAGCAATTTGATTGTCGTCCACTTCCAAAATTTCTTTTGGTGGGTGTCCTGATAAAATTGATTGAAGTATATACATTGCTCCTCTTGCCTCGTGAGAATCAGCGTCTACTTCAAATTCCATGTTTTCACCTTTAAGCTGTGGTAATAACCATACTTGGCTTACACAACCATATATTCTATAACCGTTTATTCTTTTATCGTCATCAAGTTTAACTATGCCACGTCCTTGTTCTAGCATATAGTAAAACTTTTCTTTGTCATCCAATTGAGAAAAATTATGGCTCCATGTACCAAGCTTTTCCTGGATTGACATACCAGCCATTTGACTGTCGCCAAATACAGGCGTCTTCTCTGTTTCCATCATTTCTTTCTCCTCTTGTTCTGCAACTTTTATTTCAGCATCCATATTTTTTTTAGCTGACTTTGCAATTGCTTTGGATAGTTTTTTCATACCACCTTTTATATACATTATATCTCCTTAATTTGTTTCTTCTTGTCTAATGTCTGTATTAGTTTCATCAACTTCAGGTGCTTGTGGTCCAAATGCACCACTTCCAGCATTAAGTAATTGATTAATCATATCAATCGCTACATCTTTATTATCATTAGCAATATTTTCTTTCACCGCCTCTAATACATCAACTGTTGTACTTAAACCATTAATTGTATTATCTTCTTCTGGTGTTGGAAATTTTATTCCATTTTTATCAACCATTTTATTCTCCTTTTCATTATTTGTTTTTAACCTTATTTATTATCTTCTTAGCTATACTCTCTGGCGTATCACCTTCTGCTTTAATAGATACGAAACCAGGTTTATCTCTGTAGTAGTCAACCACAGGACCTGTTTCTTTTTTATATAAAGCAATTCTGTCTTTAATAACATCAGGTTTATCATCAACTCTACCTCTAGCAGTTAGTCTTTTGATAACTTCTTCCTGACTTACATCTAAAAATACCACATTATCTATATCAATACCTTTCTTTTCCATGTCTCTAACTTGTTGCATATATCTTGGAAAGCCATCAAATACAAAACCATCTGCTTTGTCAACGGCGTCAAATACAAGTTTTAAAACTATATCATTTGGAGCAAAGTGACCTTTACCTAAATTAGATAATCTTTTGGCCATTTCACCACCTTTTTCTTTCTCTTTTCTCAATAGTTCACCTGGGTATATGTGTGGTATATTAAATTCATTTGATATAAATTTTGCATATGTAGATTTACCACTGCCTGGACCACCAATTAAAATAATTTTTGGTTGTCTAGCTTCTTCTAAAAATTTGTTTATGTACTCTATAAATGATTTCATTTTCTTTTTCTCATCATTCTCTTTTTTTTAAGAAGAAAATAAGCATATGCTTTATTACTTTTCTTTTTTCTTTTCTTTTCTTTTTCTATTGGTGCTGAATTAAATTCATACGTAGCACTGTAAATATTATTCATTATCCCTTTACCCAATCCTTACTAATCGTGAAGTTGGCTCTACTAAATTCTAGTCTATCTACAAGTTTAACTGCACCTGCTGATCTATCTACTGCAACATAACCCTCTGGATTGGTTACTCTAAAACCATTTGATGTTCTAATAAAATGACCTATACTTTGTATTTGTGATAACTTTGATATTAAAAAGTTCTTTGCATTACCTAAACTTACGTGAGAAGCTATAGCAAAATACAATGCTGATTCATTTCTATCAATCCATTTTAAATTAGTATCTAATATATCTCTATATTTTTGTTTACCTTTTTCGGTTTTTCTAGTTGCTATTTCTTCTTTTAAAATATTTCCATAATAGTCTCTGAACATTTTTTGGAGTTGTTTAATCTTACCCATATGTCCTTGTGTGTTTCTAATATAATGATTAAAGAAAGCCTTCAATCTAAAACCTACTGATAACGAATCACTTGATCTTGACATTTCATTTAATATAGATGAAGCTTTACCTAAAGAACCTTCAGCCATTCTAATTAGTCCATCAAATCTAGATAGTTCTCCTTTAGTAAACGTTGATGATCCAGATGTATCGGTATATCCAGCACTTGCTAACCACACTGCTGAAGAACCTGATCTACCTGTTATTGTTCCAAAACCAGCACTTAAACTTTTCATATCTTTACCATGATAAGTTGTATGAAATACAATTCCCATTCTTGCTCTTCTAATTTTTCTACCAATACTGCTACTTGCCTGTACTGCATATGTGATTGTATTTGGTGTGAAAGTTATCATGGGTTCGCCATCTATAACTTGTTGTTTTGTATCGTTTGTAAAGAGTAAATCTCCTTGGTAGATACCTCTTATTCTTAATTTTTTTAATTCTCTTAAGCAGACGTTTAATTTATCTGCAACAGGACCACTATGATTACTCATAATATCTCCCGATGTATAATTGATTTTTGGCTTGACGTTGAATACTGATTTAGTACCAACAAAGAATTTACCGTTTTCTGGATTTATACCACATATAATAGCAGGAGCTCCGTCCCACTTGACAGACATATTTACTTTAGCTCCAGAAGACCCTACTAACATGTTTCTAACTGACTTTAGAAACCTTATAGCATTATCTCCACCTTTGGAACCTCTATTGATTATGTCATCTTCTAGATGTTCTAAATGTGTATTCTTTTCCTTTGTTATGAAACCTTTAAAATTAAACATTTGTCCTTCATTCTTTCCATAAATTAATTCACTTTCTCATATCTTAAATCATTTGCTTATATTTATACTAGTACAACTTGCCAAATGGACCAAATTGTTGCCCTCGTTTCTCTGCCAAAAACACCATGTCCGTCAGCATTTTATTTCTTTTTGCTGTAGGTATAGCGTATATAACATATAAGAAATCTAACTCCATTAATTTAGTATGAGATACACCGTTCCTTAAATCTGGAGAGTTATACGACTTCAACATATTACCAATAAATGCTGACGCTGGTATACCTGTATCTGTATGTCTATTGACTACATCAAATCTTGTCTTATATATATTTTTTACTTTGTCAAATTCTGCTAATGATTTAGGATATAGATTATGATTATTCACAAAGAATAATTTTTTATTATTTCCTATACCATACTCTGCCATTAATTTTGCTAATAAATCTACTGGTACTTTACCTATACGAGCTGCACCAGCACCTTTAAATTTACCATCAAATTTTAAATTCTGATTAAATCCTTTTCCGTTTTGTCTAATTTGAAACTCGCAAACATCGTTAGATGATTTAATATCTATTCTCATATCAGCTGATGATAATGTTTTGTCTGACTTGTTTGTCATTTTCATAGCTGATCTAGTTAACCTCATCACAAACTTACTGTCTTTCATTAATGCGTTTTTAGTATTTACTTCTTCAAATCTTGCCTCTTTACTGGTAACTTTCTTTAATGATATACCTGCTACTTTATGTTTTGAATATAATATCTTCATCACGTCATTTAGTTTAGAAATAGATACTGACTTTCCTTCCATAGCTTTGTTTATAGTTCGTTTAACAGTACTCTCATTGTTTATTAACCAAATATCGGCAGGATTCCAACTATCTTTTTTTGAAATCTTAAACTTATCTCTTATTAAGTTAGAGATATAATCCATAAAACCACCGTCTCTATTATATTCTGTGAAGTTTTTACCTCTAAAAATTTCTAACATCTTTTTTTGTTGTGCATAAAAACTATCTAACCAACCATCTTCCATAACATCTGGATATATCGCCACTAGTTCTTTATATTTCTTGTCTTTAGATATATCTTCAGCACTTGTATATCTAATCTTATCTTTTAATGATCTTTTAATAATCCAAAGTGAGGCTCTTTCTTGTTTCTGTACAACTTGTGCGTCTAATTGTTTTACAGATTTTTTACCTGTCTCAATAAATCTTATCTTATAATCTTGTACGATAAAGTCAGCAGATAGTTTGGCACCTGATTTAACAGTAGCTGTATATTTTTTCTTTAATGTAGGTAGTACTTTTTTTAGATTGTCTGGAGATACTTTAACTGTATATACTCTAGACTTTGTGACAGGAGAATCATCGCCATAGTAGGCGCCCTCTACCATTAACTTTAATAAAGATATAAACTCACCTTTAATATTTGATGGTACGTGTTGTTCTAATGTTGAAACCGTTGCTAAATTGTACGCCATAATTCTTTCTTATACCATATTTATAAGAAAGAGGCAAGAGTTAATGCTCGTTAATCCAGAACATTTTAGGGATACCGCCGTTCTTTTCCCATACTTTATTTTTGTTTTGAAACTTAACTAATTTATCTGCGTCTTCCTCAAAAAAGTAAGTTGCAACTATACTATTGGTAGGTTTTTCTTTAAC